CCCACCGTGGTGGTATCGTTGGCGGTCGGATAGGGCAGAGGCTGGCCGGTGGCCGTGTTCATGATCGTAGCCACGTTCAGCATGTCGCCGTAGTACTTCAGAGCGATCTCGACGTCGTCGACGAAACCGACCGGGACGAAGTAGCCCCCGCCGGTGCCCTGGAGAGCATTGCCGCCGCCGGTGCCCATGTCGCGGAACTCACGGAGGAAGCTGCGATCCTCTGTCGAGATACCGCGGAAGCCGTGCTCCGCGGGCCCGTCGAAGCACATCGCCCGCTTCCAGACTTCGCGATAGCGCTTCTGCTTTCCGGCATCCTTCTGCGTCGGGTCGGCGCCTGGATCGATGGCGCCGGACGGAGGCGCGCCGCTCTTGCGAACTTCGATTTCGGCCTCGTCGAGACGCTCTTCGCGATCGATCTGCGTCTTGAGCTGGTCGGCTTCAGCCATGATGGCGTCGAACTTCGTTTCGTCTTCCTTCGTGCGGCCACTCTTGTCGTAAATGGCGCGCGCCTCGGCAATCTTGCGAGCACGCTCTTCGCGCAGCTCGCGAGCTTTTGTCAGATGCATGGATTTTTCCTCTTGGTCGGATTTTGTGGTGCTTGGTTTCCGAACTCGACGGCGCGCGCCGCGCGACGCTCATTCAGATTTCCGATTCTTGCGCCCGCCATCCAAGGCAGCGGCGTCCCGCGCGCAGCGAACGGAAAAGGTAACTTGGTTTAGAGCGAGGCCTCCGCGATGCGCAGACGCTTCCTCATGCGCTCGCCGGCTCCGCAGCTGCAATCTTCATTCGCACAGTTCGACGCGTCGCAATCACTCGAGCAGCTGCAGTCGGCGCAATTGCCGTCCTGGCATGGATCGCAGCTGCAGGTGCAATCGCCATCCTTGGCGTCGCGCCGAGCGGGCTTCACCAGAGCAGGCTTTGGAGCTCCCTCGCGCAGGCCTGGCACGTGGCTGCGCACCTCGGCCGGAATTCCATCCGGCCACATCGACCGCGCGCCGACCGAGGTCTGCGTGTAGGCGGGAAAGGTCACCGGTCCCACGTCGAACAGATCCACGTCCTCGATCGTGCGCGTCGATTGAACATAGTCGCCTTTCGCGTCAAACTCGTCCGACCAGGTGTCCTTGCGGACGATGAACGAGATGCTGCAGCCGTCAACGTCGCCGCGGGCGATCATGGCCCGCACGTCGGACGCGATGCCCGTCGAATCCGTGTCGCAATCGAAGTGGAGACCATCGGAGGCGATCGCCAGGCGAAGCGTGCCCGACTTCGTGCGCGCCAGCACATTGTTCGGATCGTGATTGAAGAGGCAGCGCACATCCTGCGCTTCCGAGATCGCGCGATCGAACGCGCCCGGCTTCATGGTCTCGATAAACCAGCCGTTATCGTACTGCTGGTTGAATACTGCGCCGACGCCTTCGATGCCGGGCTTGTCGCCCTGCTTGGCGCGGATCTCGGTGCCCTTGAGCACCCGGCGTTCAATCTGCTTCGACATCGGCTTCTCCTTCGTTTTCGACCGCGAGAGATTTTGCTTTCAGGCCGGCCGCCTCGCGGTAGGCAGCCATGCGCAGAGCGCGAATCGCGCGGCGCAACTCTTTTTCACTGTCTCCTTCGACCCACGCCGAGCTCCGTGCGGCCATCGCGCTCATGTACTGCGCGACGAACTTTTCGCTTTCAGCTCCCGGCGTGGCTTTGAGACGCAGTTCGCCGGCGGCGAGATCGAAAACCCCATCGCGAATGGAGAAAAGAACGGGCCCGAATGCGGTCGAAAGGAGCTTCAAATCGCGCTTTTCGCGAGCTAAAACACGGCCGAAGGCATCGCGAAAGAGCCTGCCGAAATGAAGAACGTAGCGCTTGCCGACCGGATCTTCTTCCGGATCCGGCTTCTTGCCCTCGCCGCCGCCGTCCTGCGTATTCGGATCGAGCGGCGTGTCGGCCAGGGTCATGTTGACGGGCATCCAGTAATCCTCCGCCCATGGCTCGTCGATCGGATTCAGCTTCTCGAAGGCGCGAATGTCGTTGGTATTGAGATAGGCCCACTGGCGGCCGCCGGAATAGAACGCGTTCCGCGAAGCAGCGTCGGCGCGCTGCAGCTCGGTGAGATCGTAGTCGACATAGAAGCGATTGCGCGGCGCGCGGCCGATGCCGCTCGAGGGGAACATCTTGCGCTTGTATTCGAGCTTCTGCGCAGCGATCCAGGGCGAGAGCGTATAGCTGATGTACTCCTGGCCCATCTGCTCGGTGTTCGACCGGCTGGTTGTTTTACCCACGCCCACCATGTGCGGCGGCACGTGAAAGGTCGAACAGATCTTGACGCAGGCAGCCATCTCAGTCTCGGTCATCTGCGATTCGTCGGGCTTATTCGACATCGCTGTCCATTTCGTGCCCGGCGGCATGACCGCTACGCGATGCGCGTTTTCGCCGCCCTGCGCTTCCATCCAGCTCTGTTTCGACTTCTCCCGAGCCTCCGGGCTCTGTGCCGGCAATTCAAGAATGCCGCCAGGCTTGGCAAAGTTCGCGAAGTACTTCGCTCCAAATTTCTCCGTGGCCAAGGCCAGGCCGATCGTCTGCCGCGCGAGCCAAACAACCGATTGCCCGATGCGGCCATCGAAGGCCAGGCCGGGCACATGCAGCATGTCTTCCTTGGCGATGAAGCGCTCGTTGCCGTTCTCGGCGCCGGCGTCGGCTTCATCCATGCTGTCGATCCCGTCCGTAGTGCGAAAGACGAGCGTGCCGGCCTCGAGCTTGACCGGGAATGGCCGCCAGGGAACTGCGGGCAGGGTCATCGGAGTGACGAGCCGATGCGGCCGCGTCTTGTAGGGATTGCGCGGCCAGATGCCGACGACCTGGTTGCCGGCATCGCGCTGCAGCTCGGCATAGCCGTTGCCCCATGCGAGCACGTGGGCCATGTAGGCCTTGTCGAAAACGAATCGCGACATCTCGTCGTTCGGCTCGATATGAATCAGGTCGTAATAGTTGTGCTCATAGGCGACGCGATGCGAGGCGCGCCCATTACCGGTCACCGTGCGTTCGAAAACATGCTTCGGCAGCGATGCGAGCGAGCCGGCAATCAGATCCACGCACGCCAGAAATGTGCTCACCTGGAAGGCCGTAAGCTCGCTGACGCGGATCCCCGAATCGGTGCGGCCTCCGTTGAAGATGTCGAGAAGCCACTCGGCCGGATAGCTGAGCGGCGTCTGCGGATTTTCAAGGCTCGAGCGAGCTTCGGCGGCAAGCCGATCGCGCTCGCCATCGAGAAGTTCGCTGAAGATGCCCGTCTGCAGTTCCATCTACCAGACCTCGATTGGACCGCTTGACGACTGGCCGACCATGGCGCGATTCATGGCGTTCAACATCGCGCTGACTGGATCGATCTTGCCGCGGCCGTTCTTTTCCTTGCGCGGGAAAACATTGCCGTTGTGATCTTCCTGAACGACGATGCAGGAGACCGCCCAGGCCGCCGGCTGATCGCCGTCGTGATGGAGGCGGCCGGAAAGCGCCGCCGCTTCGACCTCTTTCATGGCCGGGGAAAGATATTGCGTGGTCTGCGGCAGATCGATCACCACTTCTTCGGAGAGTTGGACCTTCAGGAGCTGCTGCATCTGCAAAGCGTTCCACGGATCGAAGGCGATGCAGGCGCGCGGGTAAGCCGCCAACTCTGATTCGATTTCGCGCTGGATCAGTTCGAGCTGAATTTCAGGACCGGGATGCGCGACCATTTGCCCTTGCTGAACCCATCGCTGGTAGTGACTATGAGCGCCATCAATGACGCGGTCTTCGGGAACGTAGTGCCTCCAAAAGAGGTAGTAGTGCCGGCGCCCTTCGATCTCTTTCGCGAAGACTCTGCAGCGTGAGGCGAGATCGACCTTAGCGGCGAGATCGGCGCCCTCGAAGCATCTCTCTCCCTTGAAATTCTCGATCTTGAGCGTGGGATCCGTGCAGGCCTGCCATGCCTCCGGCGGAATCCACTGCACTCCTGAATTTCTCCAGACGTTTGCGTTCTTGGTGATGAACTCGGGCTGCTTCGCAGGCTGCTGAATCGCCTCACGCAGCGCGGATTCGAAGATCTCCGGAATGACCGAAACGCCATAGTTAGGATTCGCTTTCTTCAAGCATTCGATGTCGCGCCAATCATCGCCCTGGTCAATCGTGTAGATCAGAACAAAAAAGTTCTCGTTCTCGATGCGCTTTTCGAGAATCTGCTTCGCATCGAGCTCAAGATTGAAGCACGGGCCGCCGATGAACGTACCCGCTGTCGTGATCACCTCGAGGAGCGGCTGCTCGCGTGCCATCATGCCGTTGTCGTTCGAATCGTATTGGTCCGAGGTCTCGGCCTCGTGATACTCGTCGAGAATGCATCCGGAGGGCGAGCTGCCATCGCGCGGGATCCCGGTCAGCGGGCGAAACCGGCCGCCGTCATCCAGACGCCCGATCGACTGCTTGTTGACATCGAGATGGAAGGCGCGCCGCAGATCTGGCAGCTGGTCGACCATCGTGCGGGCGGGCTTGAACACCTCCATAGCCTGGTCGAGCGAGTTGGCCGCGCAATAAACTTCCGGGCTCGGCTCATCGTCGGCGGTCAGCAGATAGAGCGCATCGCCGGCAGCATCGGTCGTCTTTGCGTTCTTGCGAGCGACCGAAATATATGCCTTGCGGAACCGCCGCAGGCGCGTCTTCTTATAGACCCAGCCCCAAATCGAAGCGTTCTTGAAAACCTGCCAGGGCTCAAGGCGAATCCGGTTGCTTTTCCCTGGCGCCGGCCTCATCCACTTACCGCGAACATGCGGCAACATTTCCTTGAAGCTGCAGCCGCGCGCTGCAAGCTCCGGATCAAAGACATAAGGAAAGTCCTTGGTCCCGGCCCGATCGAGATCGCCCAGATGACGCTCACAGGCCAGCTTGACCCATTTGCAGGCGACGATGCTGCCGTCAACGATGTCGCGCGCGTACTGCGTGGCGATCGCCGCGTAATCCCGCGCCGGCGGACGCCTCTTCGTGGATCCGCGGCGCTTCGGCTTAGGCGATTCGCCGCGCCGGCTTGCGGACGAATTCGCCGAAGTCGCCATCGTCGGGATCTCCCTTGGGAGTTGAGCGCTGCAGACCGGCCCGGCCCCGCTCCGTGAGGCCGAGCTCGCTGAGCATAGCTCGGTAGCCGTTAAAGTCGGACATCTTGAAGCCTGGCCGATCGACGCGGATCTTGAGCTGACACGCGGCCCTCACTGCAAGGCGATCGGCGAGAGTGCCGAGATCGAGAAGCGCCAGGGCCTCGGCGATCTCCTCCCAGGCGCCGACGAGCGCGCGCGCTTCACTGCTGGTTTCGGCGCGCTCGACCCAATCCTTCGGAGGAGCCCCAAGAGGTTGCCCGCAGTCCGGCTGCACCTGACGGTCGCGGAAGCGTTGAGGGTTTTTCTCCATGGCGCCGCTCGCAGCATGAATGCGCAGCGATGTTCGCGGACGGCCTCCAGGCATTTCGGACCCCTTCGAAGCGGAGAAAGTTCCCGGCAGCGCTCCTATGGGCGCGCCATTGCGTTTGCTTGTTGCTCGGTGATCGGCTCGGCGGCTCTAAGTGGTTGGTTTTAAGCCAAATCGCGAGTATTGTGGATGCAAAAATTAGTCTGGGGCACGGTCTACAGCGACCGCCGCGGTGAACCCCGACACCCCCTACCCCCTCCTGGAGGTAGGCTCAAACATTCCCGAATCCGCCTTCGTATTTGGCTGCCTTGTAGCTGTTGCAGCCACGACAGAGACTCTGATGGTTATCCGGATCCCAAAAGAGAACCATGTTGCCCTTATGCGGAGCGATGTGATCGGTCAGGTCCGCAAGAACGTATTTGCCCTGGTGCCGACCGTCAGGATCAACACACCACGGATGAGTCTTCAGCCTCGCCGAGGAATACGCTTGCCACTGGCGATCATAGCCACGCTTTGCAGCGCTTCCTCTCGCTCGCTCACTTACCGCCGCCGGCGATGTCGGCCTATGACCAGCGCAGTAGCCGCCGTCAACAATGTTCGGGCAGCCAGCGCGCGCGCATGGCTTTCTAGCCACGACTACTTCGCGCGCCGTGCTAAGAACGCTACCAGATCGTATGTGTCGCCGCCGTAGTTCGCGAGCTTCATATACCAAGGCTTCGGCAACACGTAATCGTCTGTTGCTTTCTTGGTCGCGCGCGCGAAATCAAACGTCACGCCGTTCAGGTTCTTCGTAATGCCTGCGACGTTGTCCAGCGTATCGGTCACAGCCTTGCGCTTCAGCAGATCATTCAGAGTTCTGCCATCGTCAAGATAGGCGGCCATCATCGGCGCGATACCTGTCTTGTCGTCATTCAGTTGATCGACCGCTTCGCGCGATGTGGTCAGAAATCCCGTTGCTGCGTCGGCTATGCCATTCACGGCTTCAGCCGAGGCGATCATCAGAGGTGTAACGCTGCGCACTTGCATCTGCGTTGTGATCACCGCATCGCCAGACGCGATCGCAACCTTGTTGATCTGTGCAAATGCGCCGCAGGCATCAGGTCCTGCAGGTCCTTTGCATGGACGGACAAGATCGTTCTTGATGGCGACAATCGAATGGCCAAGCTCGATAGCAGTTTCGCCCAATGCTTTTTCGCTTGTCGTCGCCGTTCTCGCTGAATCGCCGAGATTGTCGATCGCAACGATCGCGTGCTTCGTCAAACCGCTGAATCCCCACACAGAAAGTCCGAGAATCCAAACAGCGGCAATTGCGATCGCGCCTTTGAGCCAGGTATACATAAAATCTCTCTCAAAAATCGGGGAGTCTTCTCTGCTTTCGAAGACTCCCCAAGTTGCCTTGGTTCCCTGGATGCTGCTTCCCACCCAGAGCTTTGTTAGGCCGCTGCTGGAATCGCGGCCAGAATTGCCTGGAGCTCGCTTTCGATATCGGTGATCGCAGAGGTTGCCTTTGCCGCCGACTCAGGATTGCTAATATTCGCGACGCTCAGCAGTTGCGGCAAATCGGACACGATGCTCTCGAGCGTCGTGCTCAAATTCGTCACGTTCGCGGAGCCAAGCAGCGACGCCACGGTGCCAAACTTCGCCTGGATTGTGGTCAGAACCGAGGTGAGGATCGCTCCTGCCGCCGGGTCCGCCAGATCCACAACCGTCTCAATGAGCGGCGCGGCGACGTTGAGCGCACTGAGCGCCACAACGTTCCATGCGGGAAGCTTTTTGAAGATACTCTGAAACCACTTGCCGATCTTGTCAAATTCCGTCACAGCTTTGCTTGCCATCGTTGTTTCCGTTTCTACCGCCTCGGCGGTTGGTTCTACTTCGTAGGGTTTGCCGGCGAACCATCGGTCGCCGAGGAATCAGAGCGCTTGCCATCGTCGGCGTGCTTGCCATCGATCGACAACGCGAGCGAGACTGCGCCGTTCGAGGCCATGAACACCGTCCACACCTTATCGGCCAGATCCTTCAATGTCGGCAGATGAATCGCCAAAATGTACAGCGTGATGGTGACCGAGAAAAACAGCAGGTCGAATCCGATCAGGATTGCGACAACGACGTTCCTGTTGCTGGAGTCGAGTTTCATCGCGTTCTCCTACTTCACCGGAACCGATAAATAAACTGTGCCGGCACCGGTCGATCCGGTGTACGCGAAGCGCCGCGGCGGCATCGTCGAATCGAGCTGCAGGTGCACTGTCGCCGCAAATCCAGCCGCGTTGCGTTCGAGAATCACTTTGTCAAATTTCAGATCGCTCTCGAGACGGATCCAATCAAACAGCGTTCCACAGCTCGCCGATGAAACGCTGATATCGGCCGCCGACTGGCCGCCGCCGAAAAGATGAAAGGAATTCACCTTGCCGCCCACGCGACCGTTGTGATCGGGATCGCGATAGCCGTCATGCACAGAGACTGGACCAAACTTCGCGCGAATCGGCTCAAGCAATTCGGTGCAGATGAAACGCGCATTCTCGACCAGGCGATCTTCGCAGCCGGCAACGCCAAGCTCCGTATCCGCAAAATGTTCTGTCAGCTGCATGATTGTCAACCTCTCTTGATGACGCTCCAGAGAATATGGCCGAGCTCGCCGCCGCCCAAGACAAGCGATCCCAGCAAGCCCA